CAACCGGCGCTTCCCCATTGATGTCTGAGGCTTTTACATCCGCCGCTGATGCGAATCGACGCCCTTCCTGCACGATGTCGCCGAGCAACTGGTATAAGACGTTGCTGGGTTCCTTGTAAGGCAAGAACGTGATGTTGTCGCGGATTGCGCCACCCGGAACGTCTACGTCTCGGAACTCTCCGGGCATGATCGGGGTATCGTCGCCCTTGATTCTGAGTCCCCGAGATTTCAATCCTCCCGGTAGGTTGGCAAGTGTTCCGGCGTCTACTAGCTGTCGGAGCAACGATGTTGCCGACTTGGATAGACCACCGATCATATGTACTAGGCCAAAGCCATAGAAGCCCAGCCCGGGCAAATACTGGTAGTGGACGTAGTGATCCCGTTTCATTTTCTTGGGATCGCCTTCGTACCAGTTGCGCCGAATCGACAGAATTGTTCTTGATGACTTGTCAATGGTAACGACATACGGCAACGCAATGCCCGTAGGCGCCCCGCCTTCCTTGTCTTCAAAGCCAATCAGGTCGATATCAACGTGCATTTCCAGCAGGGTGTGCCGGTCATCAAACTCGTAATTGTCAGAAGCTCCGGTCAGCCTGTCGTATTTTTGCTGAATTTCAGTGATATCAGGCGATGGCGGTGGCAGGTCAATATCGCTGTAAAAGCCAGCAACCTGTAGCTTCCTGATCTCATTGGAGGTCTTCTTCATCACATGCGTGGCTCGCTCGCACGTCGACAAGTCTGACGCGCCATAGCTAACCACGAAGTCTTCCGCGGGAACAAACATCGCGCAGGGGCGCCCCATGCTGGGGTCGAAATACACCTTGCGGAACGCTGATCCAGCGATTGGCAGAGAAAACAGCAGTTTCTCTGTCTCTGTCCTGTACTCAGTCATGCGCTGAGTAATCAGGTAATTGAGGTAGTTCTGTACTCTGTGAGCCTGCTTGGTCTTGTCGTCGGTGATTTTCCCAACGATAGTGGTCTTTACGGGCCCGCTTGCAGGATAAATCTCCTGTATTGTCTGGGCTTGAAAGCGGATAACCGCCTCGGAAAGCATGGGGTGAAACACGCCGCAGGCGCCCTCCCAAGGGGTAGACCTGTCCTCAAACTTTAGTCCTAACAAGTCAAGACCACGGACATAGGTCTCTTCCCAGTCCGCTCTGCTGTTCCGGTCAGCATCAAACTGAGCAACCAGTTCGCTGGCAAGACTGGCTAAGTCTCGCTCATCCATGTATTCGGCTAGGTTGGAGCCATGCTCGACCCCCATCAACTCCGGCGCGTTCGGGTCGAAGTCAATGATCATCCCGCCGTCATCGTCAAGTAAGCTGACTGAGTCGGGGTTTTCGATGATGATCTCTAGCTCTTCGCCGTTCTGCTGAGGCATAAACGGCGTTGCTACACGCTCAATAGCCACCTAGGCGTCACCATCCTTCATGACTTTTCCGCCCTTGAAGTAGCCTTTGGTCTTGGGCACGGTCATCCCGCCCATCTTCATGCCGTTACCGTCAACAAGAAAGGCTGGCTTCATCTCGCCGTCCTTGTCTTTCTTCATTGGCATCTTTCCGCCGCTAGCGTAGCCTTTAGTTTTTCTCATCTCTTTGCCCTGCATATAGGTTGTCGAATACTCTGTTTACGTCCAGCGTGTAGTCCAAATCCGATTTGGAGTAGTGGATGTGCTGAGACGGCCTAAAATCCGGTGCGCCTTCTCCCGTCGCCCACCATGCTGGGTGTGTCACCCGCACGCGGTTGTTAGGTAGCGCCACAATATTGCCTGTCCACGGGCCTGCATCGAGAAGCTCCATCACATGGCTCTGCTTGTGCTGAGCAGGGTCGTCTGCGATTTCGCTGTCGGTGTAGTCTACTGTGAACATGTACTTAGCAGGGTAGAAGTCCCCGTCTATCTTGGCGATCCAAGGACACGGCGTTGCCCTGTCTAGGACGTAAACGCTGTGCTCACGCGAGGAGCAATCCCAAGGCTGAGCCGCATACACCGGCATTGGATCCGGCCACTCCTCAAAAGGGGTGTCCCCGACCAGTGCCGTGATTGGCATCCTTGCCCACATAGCGCCTCCGTGGACATTGGGCTCGTCGTTGTCATAGGTCTCAGCGCCAGTAAATATGACCTGAAAGCTAAGGCAACGATTCGGCATTGTCGTCACGGCAATCGCCATCGCGTGCAGAAATTCACCATGGTATTTCTGGTGGTTGTGCGTGTACTCACGTCTTACCCAGCACTTAAAGTGCGGAATGTTGCTTTGCAGGAATGCCATCTTCGCCGTAAAACCTCCGTTCCCACGCCTTATGCCGCTGGATCGGTACTTTGTAATACGGCAAGAATCGCCCTATGTAGATGCAAAACTTGTTCAACCAATGCAGAGGCAACGGTAGTGGCCTAAGATAATCCATAAACAAGACCACCCTGATGTTGTCCGTCAGGTTGATCGCAAAATGCTCGTAGGTATCGTCGAATATGACGACCTTGCCGGTCTTCCAGCGATACTCCTTGCCCATTACAGACAGTACACATCCCTTCCCGTCTGTGGGTATATCTACACCAAGGTGCATTCTCAGCACCCCAGACCACGGCCCCTCATGGGGTACAAGCATTTTGTTTGAGTCGAGGATAGAGAAATAGGCCGAAACGATGTTTTTGTCGCTATCGACAACCGCCATCGTCTTGGGGAACATCTCGCAGTTCCTCTCGAAACGTATATTGTTCGCCTTGAGGAAGAACATCCTCCACTTATCGTCATTCGATATATAGGTCTGCTCGGGACTTATATCTTGGAATAACGGAAAGTCCTGCAACCGCTGTCTCACCTGATCAAACTCTCCGCGTATTGCGAAGTAGTTTTCTTCCAGCTTGTGGGCAATCGGAAAATCTTTGTTGTCGAAGTAGGCCGGGCCTCCCAGTTTAGAGTGCCGCCTAAACATCGGGCGCAGTTTGCGCTCCAGATTGTCAACAAAGCCGTGCCAGCGATTGATGTTAGTAATAGTTTGCCACCCTCCCGTGGGGGTCAAAGTCATCCTCTTCGTCAGTACGGAGCGATACAAAACCGCCCTGCCTAAATCGGAGAAGTGCTTGCGTTGAAGAGTCCACAAGGTCGTCGTGCTCCCCCGCAGGGAATGCGGCAAATTCCTCTATGACCTCTTCAGCGAATCGTGTTTCTGGCGCCCATACGTTGCCAGAGGCAAACAAGTCAGCAACAGCGTTGACCCTCGCTATCTTGTCGTTGCCACGCGAGGGGGTGTATTCCGAAACCGGAATCCCCATCGCCCGTAGCTCAAAGATAAGCGGCATACCCGCCGCTTTACCTTCGACTATAAATGCGTCTGGTTGCATCTCCTGCCACATTTCATAAGCCGTTTTCTTTAGCTCAGGAAACTCCAGACGTTCTTTGTAAGCATCCAGCAGGATGATGTTGGGTTGCGATATGCCATCGTCATCTGGATGGTAGAACACGCCCCATGTCGTGCAGGCGGAATAGTCCGCCCGTTGGGTTTTTAAAAACGCCGTGTCCCATGACTGGATCACGAACTCGCACGGAGGGGGCCGGTCTTTTTCCCAGACCTTCCACCATTCCCGCTTGATTAATGCGCCCTCTTCGGACGTTGGGTTTTGCTGGTACTGCGCGTTCCACTTGGGGGAGGGCAGTTCACTCCGCAGAGCCTCAAGCTCCGTTAGGCTCCAGAACTCAGGCCACAGGGGCTTCCCTGACGGCATGAGGGCCGGAAACTCTATGACCTCCCACTCATCGGAACCCGCCCGTTGAGCAGAAGACTTAATAATCTTGCCGGTCAAATCCCGCATGTGCCAGCGGGTCATCACAATGACGATAGCGCCCCCCGGCTGGAGACGCTGTCGAGGCCCAGATGTGTACCAGTCATACGTCCGGTCAAACACGGCTGGGTCTGCTGACTGGCCCTCCTGTTCTGAGTGAGGGTCGTCAATAATCAAAAGGTCAGCACCTTTACCTGTCACCGCACCACCAACACCGATAGCGAAGTATTCTCCGTTCTTGTTGGTGCTCCAGCGTCCCGCCGCTTTTGAGTCAGCCCTTAGCTGTAGGTTCGGAAACACTTTTTTGAAATCATCCGAATCCACAAGGTTACGCACCTTTCGGCCAAAGCCCACCGACAGTTCCGCGGTGTGCGCCGTCTGAATGATCTTCTTCTCGGGCATCTGCCCCAAGAACCATGCCGGAAGCAGGAATGACGCAAACTCAGACTTGGTGTGTCGTGGCGGCATGTTAATAATAAGCCGCTTCAACTCACCTCTGGCGATGCGCTCAAACGCTTCCGCCATGATCTTGTGGTGCCTGCCCTCGATAAACGCAGGCCACACATGCTTCACAAAGCCCATATAGGTGTTTTGTGCCGCCTCTACCGCCTTGGCCTCTTTGGCCTTTTCCAGAAGCTCTGCCGCTCTAAGCCTTACCTCTGGGGATGCGCCCTGTAGCTTTTTGGCTAACTCGGGCGTGATTAGCTCTGTCATTAGGCGTTCTTGATGTAAATGATCTCAAAAGAGGCGGATATATCAAAAGACACGCTGTTTGAGGAAGAAATCGCCCGCGCCTCAATATCCGTCTTTTCCGTAAATTTAACTGGGATAACAAGCGTGTTTTCGATGTGCATCCCC